ATCTGGGCTTTGACGGCTGGGTCCGCGTCCCGAACGACCTGATAGGCGTTGGTCATGCGGTCATACAACTCTGATGGGGATACGTCCCCAGCAATGAGTGACTCAAATACGTCTTGGCGATTAAAGTACTCCAGCATTCCACCGCGGCGTAGGACTTCGCGGTAGGTGTTTTCCATGTCAACATACGAGCGTGGAGTCAGGGCTGGAAGTCCAGCGGCCTGTCGTGCCTGGTTGGCTGCAAAGCGTTTCTTGAACACGTCGGTGCCGCGCAGTTCGTACAGGACCGATGCTTCATCTTCTATTCCACGAGCCAAAAGGTCATTGAGCATCCCCTCAAGGGAGGTCAAGCCATAGTCGCTGAGGTATGACCTGAGGCGAGCAAACACATTCTCGTCAACTTCGTCAGCCTGTTGATTGTTGTTGGTGGTGGTTGTGGTGGTAGTGGTGGTGGTGTCTTGGTCTGCTGGTCCAATATCAGTGCGGGTAACCTTGCCGTTAAAGTCGGTTGTGATTTGAATTCTGCGACCGTTTTCAACGACGGTTTGAGAACTTGCTGTGTAGTACGCGCCCTTTGCGGCGTATGGGTCAACTGTGGGTATTGTTGCCAAATCCTCATCGGGCATCATGACCATGTCGCTCATTAGATGTACTGTCCTAGTGCTCGCTCAAGAATGTTAATCATGTCCGATGCCTTCTGTTTTGCCTGCTTGGTTTGAGACCACTTGTACTTCGGGTCCTTCCTCAACATGTATTCCCATTCGGTCGCCGTCATGCTGGTTCCGTCTGGTTTCTTGTTGAGCGCAGCCATGAACTTCGGGTCGTTGTAAGTTATGTCCAGCGGGTTCATTTCAAGTGTTCGGGCAGCAATGTCTCGGTACGGTTCAAACACGTCATCGAGGGTGTAACCCTGTTCAAACTGTTGGGCAAAATGCGGCATCATAATCTTGGCGTTGTCCCTGGCCTTCTTGATGAGAAGGTCGGACGTGTAAGTGGTGCCAAGGTACGATTTGCCAGTCAACGCAGATGTGATTTGCTCCTCGATTCCAGGAGGCGCATAGTTGTATCGCTTGAGAGAGTTGCGCAAAGCGATTGCCTCATCGGTTTCCTCAAGAGCGACTGGCGCACCCTGTGCTGCCTTGCGTCCAGAAATGATTGAAAACGCGTAGTACTTGGTTTGCGCATTGGAGGCTTTGTTGCTCAACGCGTACGTTGCAATGTCAACGAGTTGCCTGTCGTCCAATTCCAGGTCCCCGAACTCCTGCAACAGTTCAACTTTCTTGGATTCGATTTGTTCCTGTTTGGTTGGTTCTGGGGTTAGTGTCCAAGCACGGCGCGATGGGCCGACCTTGGTGTACAGGTTTGTAGCCTGAACTTTGGAGGTCCAAACCTTTCGTCCAGCATCGCTGGTCAGGTCATAATTATCTGGATTCTTTGCGTAGTCAAGGAATAGGTCAATAAGGTCATCGCCAAATTCCTGTCTGGCTTTTGCTTCGCCTTCAGCGCCGTCAACCAAATCCGAGAACTGCGGGAACTCTGTCTTGAATCGGTCGCGCCAATCGCCAGATGCCGAAGTTCCGTACCTTTTGTCGTACTGATTGCCCAGTCGCTTGCGATTGGCAGCCGTATCCTTCAAACCTTTGGCGGTCAACTGTTCCGTAATGTATTGGTCTTTGGTCATCTCAGCCATTATTGACCCAACGCTTGCATTGCCAAGGAGATTGCGCTACCGAGACCGAACACGGTACGGGAGGTGGGGTCTGCTTTTTGTGCGAATGTTTCGGCGATAAGTCCAGTGTTTGGTACTTGTTGTCCAGAGGCTACGGCTTGGCGTTCGCGGTTGCGAATAAAGTCTGCGGCATCCGCCATTTCCTTTCGGGTGGGCATACGACCAAGAGACTGCAAGAATACTTCACGGGTGTATGCAGCCGCATCCTCATCCGAAGTTACGCGAACCGTTGGTCCAGTACCACCAACCGACGACCATGAGCCAATGAGACCAAGCACGTCCTGCCATGGGCGTTGTGCATTGTTGGCCACATCGAATAGTTTTAGCCACACCTTTTCATCATCCGAGGACCAGCCGATGCCATCGATTAGCGCTTGGCTTGGCTTGCTTGAGCCATACCAGCCAATTCGTTTGAACTCATTGGCAATGCGAATTCGTTCATCGGTTGACAATTTGTCAAGTTCGCGAGCGACAAGGAATGGGTCCTCGAAGTTGTATTGACGGCCAGCAATTCTGCCCGAGTTGTCGTAGATGACTGGCTGGGTTACGTACTGCGCTACGGTTTGGCGCGGGAATACCCCAATGCCAAGTTCCTCGCGCAAGTCGGCTTGCTCTTTGGCGGACAGCAGCGGTGAGAAGCCAACAAATTTGCGTCGTTGGTAGTTGGCGGTGTTTGCAAGTGATGGGTCGAAATCAACAACGCCAGCACCCGTCTGGTCCGTGTTTGTGTTTTCGTTTTCGCCAGCCATTACAAATCTACCTCTTGTGCCAAGAAACGCGACCAAACTCTATCAAACTCGTCGTTCTTGTTGGCCAAAGATTCACCCAATTGGTACAGTTCGGTGCGAGCAGCCAATGCTTTCTTGGCTTGAAAACTCTTCAAATCTCCCTTTTCCATTAGTTCTTTGCGGCGTGTTAGATACCTGCGAACAAGTTGGGCAATGTTGTTGTCCTTCAGGCGTGGGTCATTAACCAACTTGTCCATCTGGTCGATGTCGTTTGCCAACTTGTTTGCTTCGAACTGGGCGCGCTTGGGGAATCCAGGCAACTTGGCGTTCAAGTATTCTCGGTAGGCACGCAGGGCGTTTTGCTGTTGTTCGGTTGGGTTGGGTCCAAACATGCGTCGGGCTGCACGGTACTTGACCGAACCAAGACGGTTCTGGGCAAAGTCAATCATTTCTCGGTCGGTAAACTTTTGTCGTTTGCCTTCCTGCAACTGGCGCTGCCACACGGTGAAGGCAAACTCGCCACTTGATGATGTCGGTATTGGTGCGTTCCCAGACGCCGAACTCTTCGGTTGCTTCAAGACCCTGGGCGATGGCACGGCTCTTTGACGAAACGTAAAGAACCAGGTCATCGCCGTATAGGTCCAGGAATCTGTCAACTGCGCTGTCGTAATCTTCTTGCTCAAACTGTCGCAGTTCGTTCAGTAGGGCGTCTACGTACTTGTCGCCCTGTTTGGTGGGAATCTTGAATTCCGTGGTTGGGGATGCTGGACCAGTGAACTGACCCATGGCGCGCATGAGGGTGAGGATTTGGGCGCGTTGACGGGCATCTGCCATCAGGCGGGTGACGCCATCTTCGGTGTTCAGGTTGTACTTGTCGGTGTTGACGGACAGTGCCCGCAGGGTTTCCATGTAGGTGTTGCCGTATACGGTGTTCATACTCACCTTGTCGAACAGCATTCCTTCAACTGCTGGAGCGACTTTCTGCATCCACGAAGGAACGACATTCACCGCCTGCGCAAACGACACCTCGCCATATGGAAGCAGTAATGCTTTCAATTGGTCGTACTTGGGTACGTCGGGAAGAATGGTAGAGACGGCAAAACTTGCGTACGGTCCAAGTGCTGGATAGAAACTGATGCCTTGTGACAGTCGGCTGAGCGGCGCTGACAATGGCGCGTTGATGCCAGTGAATAGTTTGGCAATTGTTCCAGACAGCGGGAACGTGAACATTTGTTCACCAGTCGAAGGGTCACGATAGATGAATCCGCGACCGTCTTGGTCTGGGTCGGCTTCAGACACGCCCCGATACACCTTGTGGAACTGGCGGTAAGCGTGGATGTTTTCTTCGATGGCAAGTGAGGAGTAGCGACCAATAACGTCACGCCATGCGGCCTCGAATGGCGCAACTATGCGCAGTGCATCTTCGAGGTTGTTGCGGGCTGATGCATTATAGAGGAGTTCTTTAGTGCTGGTGATGCCAACAAACCGCGAGTATTCGTCAAGTTCTTCGACCGTCAAAGTTCCCTTTATGCCTTTGCGGTTGGGCAAAGATTCAATTGCTTTGGTGACCTTCGGGTTCTGAGTAAGACCAGCAATTCCACTGCTTTCGCCAAAGTACTTGCGGATGTTGCCGCCACTCTTTTCGTAAATCTCGGCATACAGTTTCATGCCCTCTTCGTAGGACAGTTGGTCTATGTGCTTGACAACTTCGTCGTAGTAGTACTGACGGAACACAACAGACTTTTCAAGTTTGCGTGAAGCCGTATCATAAAAGTCAAACCACCAGCCAGTGAGTTTGTCCATTGACGCGGTGACCGATTCCTCGATGGAGTCGAAGCCGCCACCCGAGCGATAACGAATCATCTGCTCACGCGGGTATGCCTGGGCCAATCCGCGCTGAGTGGTGTCGCTCCACAGTTCGGCGCGCTCGATGATTCGACGCGCCTCCTTGGAACCCAAACCGTTTTTGCCCGCGGTGGCTGCGTTGTCGCTGATGGTTGGGACAAACGTGATTGCGTCGCCATCAATCTTTTGGATGATTCCTTTGACCTCAACTCCGTCAATTTCAATTGTTCGTTTGTTGCCAACTGCAAGTTTGTCTTTGTTGCTCTTGAGTTTGAACATTGACGGGTCGACAATCCTGGCGTTCTTTAGGTCACCTACGGCGTTGTGTGCAAACAGGAATAGAACATCGTCCAGGTTTCCTGTGTTGGTTTTGACCGTGTCAATTACGACGTATCGGAAGTAGGCGTCAAGTAGTGACTTGTAGAACTCTGGGTCTTCCTTTTTCTTTGCGAGCAGATTGACTGGCGGGAATTTGCGTACCGCGTCACCAGCCCTGTCGTAGAACTCGATGCCATCTGAGAACAGTGCATTGGTGGCACGGAACGCGTAGGTGCGTTCGTTGTCCATGAACTTGATGAGTTCTTCTACGATTTCGTCGTCTGTTTTGCCAGCAGAAAGACTTAGGGCGACACGGCTTTGGAAGTCGTCGGAGAGGGTTTTTTGTGCCGACTGGATTACTCCATCGGTGTGGTATCGGGTTGGGTAGTTCTTGGGTCCGTCGGCGCGGCTCACCAGGGTGAACGAACCGCTCTTTCGTTGATGGTATGCGCTGTCAAATGAACTCCAACCAGCACGGTTCTTGGTGTTGATGAACGCGTTTCGCAAATCTTCCAATACGTCTTCTTGGTTGCTGCGCTCCCAAACTCGGCGGCGAACACCAGCCTCAGCCAAGTCTCGTCCTTCTTCAATTGCCTGTCGTCCAGCAGCAGCACCAAGGTCGGTGAAGTCAACGCCAGTGATGCTTGTCCCATACTTCTTGCCCATTACGGCATGGATGTAATCAATTGGGTGTCGGAATTGATTGACGCCGCCAGTTGCCATACGAACCTGGGCATCCATCATGTTGCGCACCACGTATCCGCCAGTTGCCAACGTTGCCAACTTCCATACCCGCTGTTGCATCATTTCTGCAAATGCCAGCGTCAAACGCTGTTCTCCAGTCAGGGTTGGACGACGAACCTGACTAGTCATTGCTGCCATCTGGTCTTTGAGTTCGTCAATCCGTTCCTGGGCGTTGAGTCGCGCTTGACCTTTATTCTGTTCAAGCCTGGAGACTTCGTCTCTCAGTTCGTCAAATAGGGCTCTCTGTTCGGGTGCAACATGGTCAACCAGTCGCATTGGTGTGCGGCTGGTAATCGGGAGTTTGGGGATGATTTGTTTGCCATCGCCGCCCTCAAGTATTTTGCGGAACAGTGGGCTGCGAGTTAGTCGCCTGATTTGTCGGGTGTCTGGAAGAACCTGTACTCGGTTGAGCAAGTCAACCAAGTTTGCTGGCTGCATCAATCGGATGTCGTTCATCGTGTATCCAACGCCCTCAAACATCTGATTGAATACGTCTGGGTCAAGGTTGTCTTTGAATTGTTCGTATAGGACCTTGATGAGTCCGTTGTCGGTTTCTACACCCTGACGGTTGCGCAGCCAGGTGCGCATCCTGTCAATGGTCATTTCGCCACCGCTCATGATTTCCTCAACAATTTCGTTGCGGATACCAGCGGAGCGCAAATAGGTTTTAAGGTAACTCTTATATGCGTTGATTGCGTTTTTGCGCGCCGTTGGAGTTGCGGTTGGCAACTTGGAGAATGACTCAATGATACCCATTTGGTTCTTGGTTGGGTCGCCGTTAAGGATTAGTTTTACTTCGGCGTCGCTGGCTCCGCCTGCGCGCAGTGAGCGAACGATGTTCATGACGGATTTCTGGTTGTCTACGTCGCCGCCAGAAACAATAATAAGTTCTTCGGGCACCTGTTGAAACCAGCGCATCTTGCGGATGGAATTGCCAACCAGCGAGCGCTCGTATTTGTAGGTTCCGATTGCCGACTTCAAAGCCCTATCCCCAAAGGTCCAACCACTGGTAAGCGCAGATATGACTTGGTCTTCGTTCTTGGCTTTCTGCAGGCGCAATGCCATGTCAGTTGTAATTTTGCCGTCGAATATGTCTTCCCAGATGACGCCAACATCTTCCGTTTCAATCAGTTTTTCTACGAACTTCTTGGCGTATGGGTTGCTGCGGAAGAACTTGTCAAATTGCAGGGCGTTGTATGTCGCTCCAGAAACGTCCATGCCAAGACCAGATTCGCGCAAATACTTTTGCTTGGTTGGTCCAAGAGCCTTGCGAAGCGATGCTGCGTCTACTTCAGACAGCATGGGGACGAGACCCTTGAGACCAGCAATCGGCTCGCCAGCCTTCATTACCGTTTCAATTGCTTCGCCAGTTCGTGCAGCGGTAAGACCGTATGCGCCAAGTTTCAGACCTTTGCTGATGTATTTGCTTGGTTCTGGCAAAATAATGTTGAACAGTGCGTCGATGATTCCCGAGCCATAGCGATAGGCGGCATCTTCTTCCTTGATGATTCCGCCAGCAGACATGACGCCTCGTCCAACGGTCCACGCCGAACCATAAACCGTGCCTCGTACTGCGCGGGCACGTGCAGCCTGTTCTTCTACAATTTGTCGATTTGGAAGCCAACCCTCACCCTGCAGTTCGCGGTTATCAAGCATTGTTTGGAACGTGCTGGCGTGCAACATGCCAGGAATATCAAGACCCTTGCCAGTTACAATCTGGCCAATTGCGGTATTGGCATATTCGGGTAGCGCCATCAAAGCCGCCAATGACCACCTGGATGCCCATTTTGTTTTAAATGTTTCTGTTGCCACCTGCCCCAAAGAACCCACAAGGTCAGTTGCTGTTCCGACAGCGGTTTCGGCTGCACCAGGAATCAAAGCCTGCAGTGTTTTGCCAGAAATGCGTTTTACGAATCCAGCAGCATCGTACACGGACTGAACGACACCTGGAAGAACGCCAACGGCAGCCTTCTTTTGGTCGAATGAATCAAGTTCGCGCTGCATGTACATCTTGCCGACTTGGTCAATTGCCGCAGTGGATGCGCCACCACGAGCCAAAGCAAGTTGCACATCTGGCGCCAGCCACGGTGCGCGATAGTTGATTTGGCTTAACTTCAAAGCCATTGACTTTGAATACTCTGGCGATACTTGGAATCCCATGGTTGGTGCATCTTGGCCGAGTTGCAAGATGTACTCTCTGTCCTCTGGGAACAGATTGTTGTAAAGCATTACTCCATCCCGTACCGAAGTAGTAGGTCTTCGAGGTCTTCGTTGGGGAACATCATTGCAATCTGTCGGATTTCCTGCATTGCAATCTGGGAGTCATTTGCCATAGGGATGCCAGCCTGATACATGTTTGGTCCAGCACCGAATGGTGCGCCAGCGGTGATTGGTTCGTCTGGTCGCTCCGTTGGTGCGGTCAACGACAAGGGCTTGGGTGCGCGTGCTGCGCGGGAGGCAGAAACGTCAGACGGTGATGCACCCATTGGAACAGCCGACTGGCTTGCCATCTGTTCGGTGGCTTTGCCGTACGTCTGTCCTTTGGCTGCCGCTTTGGCAACTTTGGCTGCTGGGTTCTGCAAATCAAATCGATTGGCCATTTCAGCCGCCCATCTGCGCTAAGAGTTGCTCCAGGCTCGGTTCGCCCCCTGGACCTGCAACAGGTGCTTCTGCGCCCATTCCTGGCATTGCTAATCCTGGCATTGTCTCTGGTGCTCCAGCAGGCATTGCCATTGCTTGACGTTCTTGTGCGCGCTTGTTCGTACGCTCAACGGCATCATAAAGTGAAACGTCCTGTTCCATGACAAGGCGTGTCAGGTACGCAAGGTCGTCTGGTTGGTATGGGCCGTTGGGGTCAACGGCTTGTTGTTGGATGCTTGACAACAATGCTGCTTCAACTCCTTCGGAAATGATTCGGTCGTGTTCTAGTTCTGGGTCAGAAATCAACGGGTCTGCTTCGCGTGCTGATTCTTTGCTCATCATGCCAGTGCCGAGACGCTGGCCAAGCCCGATGATGAGGGAGTTGACATCGGAACCTGCAGCCGAATATGCGACGTAGTGGAAGTCGGTTTCCCAAATCTTGTTTGGAACGTACGATTCCTGTCCAACGGATGTGCGCGACGGAATGAAGAATGTCTTGGGGAAGTCACCCCAGTACGCCTTTTCGATTGCAATGGCAATCTTGTCTTCTTCGAGAAGCGATGATTCAAATACGGCTTGTGATTCCTGTACTCGGAAGTCAACGGTTGCCGACAGAACGTTTTCTCCACGGCGACCAGTACGAATGTTCGTTGCCGATTCTCCACCGAACTCTGCTGGGATTGCGCCTTCAAGACGCTCTTGGCGCTCAAGGCGGTCGAGGGCTTCGTAGGTTTTGTAGCCAGGGTTGAGGTCTTGGCTGCGGATGTCTCCGCCGCGCACGATTCCCAGGATGCCGCTGCGTCCGTCTGCCAGTTGGATGATTTCTGGGTTCTCTCCAGTTCGTGCAACCAGATATTCTTCTGGGAATACGCCGCGCTCGATGGCAATTTCGGTGAGTGCTTGCAGGCGTGCGCGTGTGTAGTACATGCCAAGTACGCCATCAAACTGTCCGCGCTGTTTGTCCAACGTGATTCTGTTGGCAACAACGGCAAGTGGCATCCCAGTTCGGTTGGGGATTGTCTCCAGCATGATTGCTTCAAGACCTGCACGTTCTGCCAGTGACAGTTCTGGGTTGTCTTCTGCGCCCAACACCACGAGTTGGAGTGCTTCTGGTGACACGTATTCGAGCATCGTGTAACGCGAATCGGACGTAATGTCGCCCATTCGCAGTTGTCCACCAACGAGTTCTCCGTAGTTGCGCATCAACCAGTTGGCGCTGACCTTGTAGGTGAAGATGCAGTCCTCTGGGATGATGTCGTCTTGGTCTTCAACTGGTGCTGGGTAGGTGTCGAGCGGGTTGCGCACCACCCATTTGGGCATCAGGGTACGGAAATCTGGCTTGATAAATACGGCGGATTGCGAGTACGCGAGCAGGTGTCGGGCACGACGACGCATCTTTATCTGCATCTTGTTGTGGTCCCAGAACGACAGCACGGCCTTCTTGCGCATACGGGCATAGCCCTTGGAGCGGTCGGAGCCGTCTTTTACTGGTGGGAAGTATGGCGATGGCATCGTTGACGCAACGCGCATTGACATCTGGTCGAGGCCCTGCACGAGCAGGTTGGCAACGTTTGACTTTGCAGACTTGTCGAGTTCGTTCAGTGGAACGACAACATCGCCGTTTGCCAAATCGCGCACGCGTCGCATCTGCTCGAACATCGGTCCGAGTTTCAACTGTCGGCTTTTGTACAGGTCAACAATCTGCTCTACTGAGAGCATGGGCTACTTTCTCCGTAGTCTGGCGAGAGTGGATTGCGTCTGTGGGTTCTTCAACCAGTTTGCGTAACCCTGCCAACCTGCAGACTGCTTTTCGATTGCCGTTTGTGCGCGATTATAGTCGTTAATAAATTTCAGGTCTTTTTCTGTTGCGCCAGGGAAACGATTCTTTGTTTGCGCTGCTTGGTAAGCAATGTCTTCGGCATCTGCCTTGGAAATCTTCGGACCTTTGGTTGAAGCAGGCTTCGTGGTCGCTGGCTTCGTGGCCGCTGGCTTCGTGGCCGCTGGCTTCGTGGCCGCTGGCTTCGTTGCTGCTGGCTTCGTTGCCGCTGGCTTTGCTGGACCGTATGGCTTGCTACCAACACCACCAAACTTGTTGGTCGTGCTCTTAGGAAGAGAGGCAGGCGCTTTGGTAGAAGCAGGAACCTGTGGACCGTATGGCTTGCCACCGTATCCGCCTTTTGCGTTCAGGCGCAGTGTCGTTGCACGGGTGGCTGCTGTTGACTTGCCAGCAGATGTGGCAGCAGAAACTGGTGAAGATGGCGCAGATGGCACGGACGGACCGTAAGGTCCTTTGCCTACACCGCCAGACCTGTTGATGCTGGCATCGCCAAGTTTTGGAATCCGCGAAAATAGGTTCTTCAAACCAAATTTACCGCTTACGGCAAATCGTCCAACTGAAGTTACGGCTTTTAATCCCGCACCAGCGGTTAGGGCGGTGGACACAACGCTTGCGGCTTCGCTAAGTTCCTGACCAGCAACTTTCGCTAGACCCTTAGGCGACCAGTCCTTGATTGCGCCGACGTTGCCGAGTGGGTTTGCTACACCTTCAATAAAGTTTCGGCCTGGATAGTTGATACCTTTGCCAATGACGTTTTGGCGGCGATTGGTAAAGACGTTGCCCTTGGACTTGGATGAAGTCGTTGATGTTTGCTGGGTTGAAACAGTCGGCGCTTTCGTGGCTGGGGTTGGAACCTTGTATGAACCGCTCTTAACGGCTTGCTGCCAACCAGCGGTAATGTCTTTTGCGGTAGGAACTTTGTAGGAAGATGTGCTTCCACCACCAGTTCCACCAGTGTCGCCACGTGCTGGCATGTCGGTGGCAAGCATTCGCTTGAAACCTTTACGTTCTTCTGCGCCGCCAGTTGGAAGAAGTTTTTGTGCGAGTTTGGTGCGACCCTGCTTTTCTGCGGCAAGGGTTTCAAACCGTTGACGGAAACGCTGACGTGTCTCTGGCGATGCTTCGAGTCCTGTTTCGGCTAGACGCGCTTGAACGAATTGGCGTTGTGCCTTTTCGAATGGAGTCAACTTCTTTTTGGCCATGACTGCTAAAACAGTAGCACAATCGTTAACCCATCCATGTTGGTCTCCACATCCTAGGTGGACGACGCACTGGACCCAACTGCGGCATGTGCAGTTCGGCAAACCAGTGTGCCATAACAAGGTCGGTACCGTTCTTTTTGTCGCGAGTCCAAGATGTCATTTCGTCCACGAAAGCCAGCGTCTTCCAGTTGTCAACCATTGTCGGCAGACGTACCTGACCTGCACGCCACAGGGGTGGCAGCAATGCTTCAACACCCAGGTTTTCGTCCAGTTTGTTCCTGGAGGTGGTGTGGGGAACTATCATTACCCCATGGAGAGCCTGCCAACGGCGAACGAAGTCGTGCGCCAAAAGGAACCGTTGGGCAGCGTTGATTTCAACCACCCAATGCGAGATGGGGTATCCATATTGGAACGCCCGCTCCTGCCAAATCTCCATTATTCCGCCGTATGTTCGCGACTGCGTGTCGTACCCAAGTAGGTCTTCGGCTGTCAGTTTGATTCGTTCACAATCAATCAAATATCGCAGGTTCGTATCTGGCTGGTAAATCCACCATTGCAGCGCCCAGAACTGGGTGGGGGACGGGTCAACGGTTGCTATCGAAATGAGAGGTGGTTCCAAACCAGCAGGGATGTAACCAGGGCGTCTGTCTTTGTCGATGCAACCTGGATACAGAACCCCGTCTGGGCCGATGCCACCAGTTGCCCAAACCCGTTCAATCAGATAGTTGCCTTCTGCCATGTCTTCTTGCTGGTAGACGGTGGCAAACTTTTGTGGACTGGAATGGCGCACATAGGAAAGGTCGCGCCACGACAAACGGTAAGGCTCCAATAGTGGACCGTTTGGCCACGGTGGTGCGTCAGTGCGTCGCGAAACAGGACCAGTATCTAGTTCTTCGTAATATGCTTTGTAGACCAGGTGTTCGTACTTGTGGGTTTTTACTGGTTCTGGAATGTCGGAGATGTCGCGAACGTCTTCGCCGTCGTACTCTTCTTCCTCATACGTCACTTTCCCCAAACAGTGTGCGTAAAGGTCAAGAGGTCCTAATCGCTGCCCGATAACAGCCAGTAGTCCACCTGGGTCTACGCGAGCCTCAGCCATAGAGTCCCAACGTTCAATCAACTTGTCGCGAGCCACCGACTCCTTAGCGTTCTCTGGGGACGCTACGTCGTCAAACAAACACAAGTCGGCACGGTGACCAATGAACTCTGATTCAATACCGTACGCAGACACGGTTGGCTCTTTGTTGTCTAAGCCGCCGCCTGCATACTGTTCAACGATGAACTCTTCGGCTCGCCACAAAGCACCAGCATTGTTCGGTTTGAAACGCCCATAGTCCAAAGCCAAACATGCTTCAGCGTTCAATGCCAACCCGCGTTTCACCAACTCGGGGTCGGGACGAAGAGGCACCGTACGTTCCAATGTCTCACGAATACGACGGCTATACATCTTTGCCAGAGTTTGAGAAATCGACCCAATCATCACACGAACCGCACGGTTACGCACAATCGCCCAAACAGCCACATCGTGGAACAGGGTTGACTTGCCAGCGCCAGGAGGACAGTTCAATACCAGGAACTTTTTGTCCTTATTCTCCAGACGTTCAACAATCTTGTATGCCGCATCCACCTGCCAATTCGATGGCACACGCCCCAAATAGACGCGCCGAAAATAATCAAAGTCCTCAAGTCCCCGCTGAGCGCGCTCCTTTAAACGAGACCCAGGAATAACAGGTGGCACATCCCGCATCGCATTTAAATCGCGGGTGAGCGTATTACCACCAGTGCCACGCCCAGTTTGCAACTTGGCTTCATCCAACTCAATCTTGGTTTGCTTAGACCGAGCCATCCAGTTACGGGCAGTCGTATACGAGATGCCAGCCAAACGGCCAGCCTCTTTCATATTCATCCCAGACTGAATAGCCTGAAAAAAAATAGCGCGGTCCTCCGCACTTACATTACGTTTCCCCTTAGGCATTTACAGCCAGAAACCTAACGTCAACCCTTTTTCTTCTTCAACCGAGGGTCAGCACGGAAGTTAGCCAACTCTTCAGACACCGTCAACTTGCGACCAGTCTTCGGGAACACCAAACCAATACCAGGGTTTGCATATTTCTCCAAGTACCTCTGATTGGCCAAAATCACTCCAGCCTGACCAGACATACGCTTAGCCTGAGCCATCTGCCCGCGGGTCAAACCCTTCTTGTTCTTCTTGTCAGCCATAAAAAAAGAGTAGCACATGTTGCAACCCGCCGAAATCACCTGCTACCCTCTAGCGCACAACAGAACGAATACGGACCCTAAACGGTTACATTCCTCCTCGCTTACAACAGCCAGGGCAGCATGGTTAGACCGCACGGGATAGTGGCCTGAAAAGGGGACCGTTGCTTGTCGTCTTCTTTCGGTATACAGAACAGACGGGTTCAGACGTAAAACAGAACTTGGGGGGGCTAAGAACAACTAGCAACAGGTAGCCGATAGCCAGTAGAAGCCGAAGCCAAAAGATAAACCTGACTCTTAACCTTGGGCTACCAAAGAAATGGCTCTATAGAGAGAACGAGTATATTGACTCCCCACCCCCCTACGGTAGCGGCATACCCCTAGTTCCTTCTGGGCAAAAAAAAAGAGGAGGAGCCCGAGCCTTGCGGCTCGAGCCCCTCCCCTCGGGTTTCTAGAGGTCGTTCACGACCTTGCAATTCCAGAGGGCTCGCTTGAGTCCCTCCTTGTCAACGTGCTCCCCTGCTTGCGTGGTGACCTCCACCAATTGGAAGGCACCTCGGCTCTTAGCAACCCACACATAGTCACCTTCGATAGGCATCCCTACCGCTTGACCTTGAGCCACGGATACGAACCATGTCTCCTTCTTCGTGGTGGTATCTGGTGAGTACCACTTGCCACGTGGGATGTCGCCAATTGCCTTCTTGAGGCCGTTGAGCCTCTGTTCCTTTGCTGTTGCCATACTGAGCCCCCCTCCTGAGAGGGCTTGCCTCGGAGACCATCCCCTCGGCACCCACCACCTTAGCGAACCCACCGAGAATGTCAACACAAACACCTGTTCGCCCCTCCCACATACCCCCACGTTGCACGTATTCACGCGCAACATCGGTAGCGCAAGAAGGGGGGAGGCTTGCGCCTCCCCCCAACTCCCTTGCTCAACTAGGCAAGAACCTTGGCAGTCCAGAGTGACACAGCCAGACCGTTCTTGTCGGTCTTAGCACCCTTGTTCTCCACCAGTTCCACCAACTGGAAGGCTCCTCGTGACTTCGTCACATAGACAACCCGACCAGCCTCAGGCTTACCAGCCACTTGAGTCTCATGGCACTGAATGTACCAAGTTTCTTTCTTGGCTGTAGTGTCTGGACTTGTCCAAGTACCACGCAACAGTTGTTGCTTGGCACCCTCCAGTTGCTTCATTGCTTCTTCATCTTGCTTGTTCATGATGTAGCACCCTCCTGAGTGCTTGTCAGAGAGACCATCTCGCCGACAACCCCAGCGTACGGCAGCCCAGCCACCCCGTCAAGCGAACGGCTGTTCGGGGGGTCGCAGGCGCATGTGCGTATTAGCACGCAACATCGGTAGCGCAACGAGGTTCAGGCTGATAACAAGAGACTACGGGCAGGTTTCAGGAGGTTAGGAGGGTTATTGCTGCCTACCCGTAGTCTCTCAGCGCTACTTGCTTGCTTGTCTTGCGTAGAAGAACGCAAGTATCAGGAGGGTTGCTATGCCTGCTCTGATGTACAGTCCAGCACCAGAGCGACTGGCTGCCGTATCCTGAAGCACAATAAGAGTGCCAATAAGCAAAGCGCTTGGCTCATTGTTCATCATTGCTTTCTCCTAGGGCTTTGAGGGCTTGTTCCAGCATGACTTTGTAGGTCTCTGGGAATTGCTTCCTCATTGCTTGTGGGGCAACGGTGAAGGTGTATTGGGCTTGGACTATGCGCTTGCCTGCTTTGTAGAGGCTTTGGTCGATGTCCTTTGCCTCACTTGTCTCTGGGTCATAGTGCGAGGTGACAGTGTCGCCTGTTGGTAGCACTTTGTGTACTGTCACGCAGGCTGCTGCGACCATGATGTATGTGGTCGTGCCTTGTTCTTTGTGACATGTCACTGATGCCCATGGCTTTTGTTGTTGGGAGTAGTCGGCAATGATTGCTCCGACTTTGCTCTCAAGGTTGCCTACTGCGTCGTCGTAGGTGTCAAAGGTGAAGGGCATTGTGACTGCTCCACCTGTGTATCCTTCTTCGTGCAGTTGCTCTACTGTCTTGTCCTCTGTCCCAGGTGGGCGTATTGCCGTATCGGCATTCACATCACTGATGGGTATTGCTGACACGAGGTAGAAGAGAACTTGCTGCCCTGTGGGGAGCATGTTGTCCTCTGCTGCCTGCTTGGCTAATGCCAATAGGGCGTTCTTTGCCTCGTCTGCTCTTGCTTTGTTGATGCGCTCTTTAGCCTCATCTATGATGCTTGCTACTTCGCTCATCAGTTCTTTGTCGTTAGACATAGTTCTTGTATCCTCCTGTTGCTCGTTGGAACTTGCGTATTCTTGGCTTCTTGCCTTGCTGTATCTTGGTAAGCAGGTTTGCTGCTTCGTAGGAGTTGGGCGTGATGTACACACCGTGGCGCTCACAGAACGACAAGCACCAGTCCCGTAGGTACTGGGAGCATGTGTCATCTGCGCCTGTGACTCTGGTGTCGCTAATCCATACAACAGGCTCATTGTGCTTGCGTAAGGACATTGCGTACTCCAGTGCTGGCCCATCTACACCGTTGTTGCCTGGGAAGTGGGGCAAGCGACTTGTGCGTCTGCCGTTCTGTGCTACTAGCCACATGTTTGCTCCTTGTGGTTCGTAGCCTGAGGAATAGCAGATTACTGTTGCGCCTGCTGTTGCTGCCATGATTCGGTCAAGGTCGCTTTCGTCAAACGACATTGAGCCAGAGCAGTCAACTACCACGATGCCTCCCTTGCTACGGGTCTTGCGAGTGAACACCCTCTGTTCTGGGTCGGTGTCCTCTCTGGCAATGAACTTGATGCTCTTGCCATACGGCATGGGTATCAGTTTCCTGCCTTTGCGCCCCGTGTGTGGGCTTGCGAGCAATGCGCTTGCCCTCAAGTTTGTCTGTGGGTTGGCGCTTGTACTTGTCGCTTCCTCGCAGGTTGCGTTGCCGTTCTGCTTGGCGCTCAAGTTCTTGCTGCTCACGGTGCTTCTTTCGGGCTTCCGTAGAGTCCACTGACCTCATCAACATGCCACAAAGGTCTTGGTAGTGACTGTTGGTGTAACGAGTGTTCCCTGTGCCTTCTTTGTTGATGTATGTCCTGATGCGTTGTGTGTGGTAGTTGACGCTGGTCTCTGAGAGGTAGTTCTGTGCCACATTGAGCAAGTCCATGCGCATGTCGTGGTTCGCAATCAACTCCAAGAGTTGTGGGAACGCTGCCGTATTGGCATACGATAACGCATGGGCTAATGCTGATGGTGGACAGTCCTTGCTGTTGAGCATTGACGCCAAAGGCACAAGGTTGACTGTTCCTACTGTGGGGTCTCCACCGTAGATGTCTTTGTATGCCGATGTTGCGACAAGGCGCTCAGCGCAAGTCACTATCTCCAACGGTATGTCTTTCTTCTTGGCGAACTTGTTCTTATCGACAAGTCCGTAGCGCGAGAGAAGCAAGCCAAAGCGTCGTAGTCGCCTGAACTCTGCTCCTTCTGACTCTGGTGCTGAGTACAAGTGGCTCTTCTCTGAGTCCGACATGATTACCGAGATACCGTCAAGAGTCGTAGGCATTGTGCCAGTGGACTCAAAGCGATTGTGCTTGGCTTTCTTGCGAACATCAAGTGACTCTGGAGCGAACTTGCTCACACCGTACTTGGCTTTAGGCATGAGTGCCTACTTCCGATGCCACGATGGCGAGTGAGTCCAAGATGGACTCTGCCACCTCTGGGAACACCACCTGTGCCGTGAAGGGCATGTTGCCTGAGCGCTGGTACATGTTGTGGAACTCCACGAAGGAGCGCAACGAGTAACGGTGCTCTGCGTCGCTTGAGGTGAAGGTGCTTGCAAGAGCACGCAAGTACTCTGGCAGTGCCTCAATGGCCTTGGGGTTTGGCACATTGACCTCGCAACGAACAATCATTCGGTCTAGCACTGCTGGCGCTAGGTCTTCTGGTTGTCCGTTCATGGTGGCTACGACACTGAAGGCGCTATGTGGCTTGACCACCTCGCCTGTGTCAGGGTTCTGCCATGAAGCGCTTGCCTCTGTGTCAAGCAGCATCATGAGTTTGCTCTCAACATCACCGTTGATGCGATTGACTTCATCAACGACGAGCCTTGCGCCTTCGCGCCATGCCTTGATGCCAACGCCCTCGTACCAACCGAGAGTGCCGTCTTGCTTGCGCCTCCAGAAGCCAATGAGGTCTGCTTCTGTCATCTCCTCAGTGCAAGCAAGCCTGTATGAGGCTTTGCCGTTGAGCGCATGGGTCAGACCGAAGTAGGTCTTGCCTGTTCCTGGGAGTCCGTACAGAAGCACTCTGTTGGAGTGCTCCATGGCGAACTCTGCTCTTTGCCATGCTGTCAGTGTTGCTTCTTGCTGTTGGGTATCCATTGTTACTTGTCCTCCTTGGACTGTTGTTTGTTGTTGGTATTGCTTGTTTCCTTCTCGCGTTGGCGAGAGAGGTCTTTGTAGATTGCTTCTGCTACTTCCCTGTTCTGCTCAAACAGCATCTTTGCTGCTACATGGAAGGTGAGTAGCGCATTGACCAATCGGTCTTCTCCTGTCTAACGGCAACATACAAGTGTCCTGCCATCACCATCATGGTGACGGTACAGTCGCGCTTGGTGTCTTCGTCTTGGTCTGGTGTCGTAGAGGACTTTGCGCCAAGCCGTACAAGAACACCAACGGTGTCCTTGTCCCTAGCAAGGTCAAGTGAGAGCCACTTGTCGTTGAGTGCCTCGTAGATGTCTGGGGCATCTGCGACATGCTTGAGGTTGACAAGCGTGTCGGCGCTATGCCCTTCGATAGTGCCATCACCTTGGACAAGATGTGCCTTGCCGTTGGTGACATCGTTGAGCGCTTGCTCCCTGTCGCTTGGCTCATCTACAACTGAGATAGAGAACATCTGGTGTGTCTCATCTATCTTGCCGAGTTCGCCCCACATGGCTTGCTCTACTGCTCTGAACTCAGAGTTGATACTCTCTGGTCTGTCTGAGCCAAGCGCCTTGCCTGCCTCGTCCATTATCTGCTGGACTTGTGCCAGAACATCTTCTTCATTGGTCATTGGTTTCTCCTGTTGGGTTGTTGTCGGCGTTCGCCGACCCTGCGAGTATGCCCGACCCCCAGCCCGTCGTCAAGCGAACGCGTGTTCGCCCCCAAATCCGAGAAATCCCTTTGCTCCGAATGACTTCGGTAGCGGTAGCGGTAGCGGTAGCGCTACTCCTCAGTTTCCTTCAACTGTTTGATGCGCAACAAGGCATACTGTTTGCTTCTCGCAACAGCATCCTCATCAAGGGCATCTGCAACGCCGTCGCACAGATTGCTGATGTAATCGCGCAATGCTGGCCGCACCTGTAGCGCAAGCACCACCAGTTCGGTCAGTACTTCTTCGGCTACGCGCTTTTCTTCTTCGCTGAATTCGTAAATGTTAATCATTCGCTTTCGCACTTTTGTCTCGATTCATCTCGTACTGCTTGGATGTATGCGCCGTCTTGTTGTGGCACACTGGCGCTTGGGATAACTGCACGTGGACAACTATCGAGTTGTCACAGTTGGGGCAAGTCCACTTCTCTTTCACAAGTCCACCAGTTCCCACTCGGATTGCGAGAAGCCTCGCACCTTGCCGTCTGGTTGGATGTACACCCATGTTGGGGCGTCGGGGTCACAGTGACAGCCGACGACACTTCGCTTATCGTGGACGATTACTGCGTCGCACTTTTTGCACTTTACTGCCTGGTTTTGCATTCTTCTTCCTCCAATTGGTTTCTGATGCCGTTAGTTTTCCTTCACGGTACAGGTGGCACGCGCACTCACACCCCTCAATGTCAGCGGTTTCCCACTTCTTGAGTGCGCGTTCCACCGTACCGCAGTGGTCGCAACCGTAAATCAGAACGGCTGTTCCACTACTTGCTCTGGCTCTTCTGAGGTGCATGTCCACAGAGATGCATCAGGGAACGATGCAACCTTGTTGATGAGCCACACTGGCTTCTCTTCACCCTTCTTGGTGACGAGCATGACGCAGTCGCCTGGGTTTGCTGGATGACGGAGTTTTGCACCCCAAGTTCCATCCTTGAGTTTGTACCACGTGTTTGGGTTTGCGTTGTCATTCATGTCTAGTTATCACTCCCCTGGCTGATAGCCAGTTTTAGTCGGTCCACCATGGATTTGTACATGGCTAGTTGTTTCTCCAACTCGGTCACCCGATGCTGGAGGTCTTTCTTGTCCTCACGTAGCGTATCAACCACAATCTGCAGTTCATTCAGCCACGCTTGGAACACTTGCTCGTCGCTCATGCTTGCCCCAGGATTGATGCAAGTATTTGCTCGCCATCGCGTTCGCGTTGTTTGGGTGAGAGCCCACCCCAGACTCCGAATGGAATCTTGTTGTTGATTGCATAGCGCATACAGTCCTTGTAGACGGTGCACGTTTTGCATATGGCGATTGCTTCTTTGTATACCCTGTTCGCTGCTGTCTCTGGGAAGAACAGCGCTGGGTCTGCATCCTTGCAGGCTGCGTGTTCTTTGAACCTGTCGTCTTTGTCGACCAGTTCCCATTCGCTTAATAGGTCCATGTAGTTATATCCCCCACGGCTGGAAGCCGTTTCCGTTGTGTTCTTTTGAGTAGTCATAGATTGCTTTGGCTGCTTTCAGGTTGATTGCTGGGTCGAATAGTTCCTCGCAGCCAACCTTAGTGAGCACGCCAATGCTTTGCAAGTATCCGTTTGGATACCAGCGAGTTGGCAGGCACCACGAACGGTCATTGACCTGCGTAAGCCCAATGTCGGTAGAGCCATCAGCATTCAGTGTCGTGTTGTGTTGGGTCGGGTCGCACCTGGATTCGCGCCACATGACGTAGTCCAATGTGGGCATCTCCTCTGCGCCCCAACCCATTTCTTGTGCCAACCCCCACCACTGACCACAACGGTTGTGGGCGGAATCACCAGCGTTGGCAGTAGTAGTGGGGGTTGGTTCAACCGTGGTTGTTGTGACAACCGTGGTTGACGTAGTTGTAGTTGTTTGTGGTGCAGAAACCTCAGCCCTGTCTGTTATCCCAAGTGCTAACAGTGTTACTGAGATTAAGCCCAAGATTCTTGGTGCGTATTCCATGTGTTGCTCCAGTTCTATAGAGGGGTTTTACCTCGGTCGGTGGGAATACCAGTAACCAGCGACCGAGGCCGACAAGCCCTCAGGAGGAAAGGGACCCTTTATCTTGTCGTTTCTCCATGTCGTCTATGAGTGACACTATCTGACTGAATTCATCAAGGTCCATCAGCACGATGCCCTTGCTGGTTCCGTCAGGCATTGCGACCATCACGAACGGGCGAATGTCGCCCACCGCCTTCGCCGCATAAGACTGGGCTTTAGCGGCTTGGAAACGGGTAGCAATCGGACCGACCTGCGCGCCTGCTTTGATTTCACAAAGAAAGCGACCGCCCCAGTTTTCCTCGTGACGGGTAAGATGACCGCCCAGCCCCAGTTTTTTACGGGCACGACGCGCCTTTGAATCGCCTTTTGTTCTATTGCGACGACCTCGCGCGGCAGGGTCGGAACACCCTCTAACTCTTCGTACGCCATGTCGGTCGGGTCTTCCCAAAGTACCAAACATAGGGCACGGTTCATTGGAACATTTGTCATAGTTGCCTTGGCAATAGCCTTTGCGTTCACGTTCAGGAGACACGGTTGGCGCGTGCTTCGAGAGCCTTGATTGCCTTGTTTGCTTCACCCTTAGTAAGCATATCCAACTTGTTGATTGGACGGTTGACAATGTCGGCAACTGTCTCGGTTTGCTTTGGTCGCTCACCAATGCCGTTTGCCATCAGCATGGCGCGCAACTTGCCAATCTGTGCGCTGCTTGCTGGGGCGCTCGGGTCCTTGATTTGTGGCTCCTCTTCGGTAGCCGTAGGGAATACAGCCTGCACCTGCTGCACGAAGCCTTCAGTTTTGGTTGGCTCTGCTGGCTTGTTCTGCATCTTCTTGAATGCATCACGCAACTTGGGCATGGACGAATCGGTCAGATTGTTGAGGTCAACGTCTGCCTCTTTTGCCACATCCTGTGGGTCAAGACCAACCTTGGCGCACGCTTCACGGAACTTGGTGACCAAGTCCGCGTCGTTGCGGGGAGCCTCGGTCATGCGCTGTACGTTCTCTACGTGGGATGTGCGGTTCACTGGGCTGGCATCGCGCACTTCTTCTGCGAATCCAGTTGCCACTGGGCGTGGGTCGCTGATGTCTTTGTACACCTCAGCCTTGAACACCACACGGCTGTCGTCGTAATGGTGGATTGAGGTGAAGACCTGCCCGTTCGGGAACTCTTCCCAGAACTTGGCGAGCCTTTGCTCAACTGTCTCGTAGTTGTCCAGATTGAATCTCATTGTTCTTCTCCTTGTTTGCTGATTTTGAATTGCCTGTATGTGGTTGCTTTCTTGTATTTCTGGTATAGAGCAGAGTGTTCTTTCTCAAACTTCTTCTGGTCGAATGAGTTACGAACAACTGGTTTCCATGTAGCCACGACTACACCGTCAATGACAGCATACTGTGACTCGCCCATCATCTTGCACAGTTCAGCCTGAATCTCAGATGCTGAGTCTGTCAGCGTCTTGATGTGGGCATTGGTTTTCTGTAGCAGGTTGATGAGTTCGTTTGCCTCCTTGGGCAGTTCAACGCTTGTGTCCTTGGACTGTTTGTGCAGTTCCTTGACATTCTCGTACGTGGGTACCACATCGTCTGGGTACATGCCCATGTCCACATAGGACAGCAGCCTGCGACAAGCCTCAATGTGTATGCGCTTCTCATCAGACGTGACGTTCTGTGTGTGGAACTTGAGGTCCAGGTCGCCATCAAGAATGCACCAGATGACCTTGTCTGTGCCAGTACAGATGGCTTGCTGTACGCCCTGCCAATACCACATGTCTGGCATCTTGTTGTCCCAGCGACGCTTGCGTGTCTTGATTTCGTGCACCAGACCATCTGTGTTGATGGCATCTATGGTTGCGATAAGGCGCACGCCGTCCTCTTCGTAGACGTACATCTCTTGTGGCTCGTGCAGTTCGTAGCCAAGCAGTTGCGATGACCAGTTCCTGATTGGTGTTTCAAGGACGTTGCCTCGCATCATCGCCGAGTTCGGCTCTTTGGGTTGCGGCGGTTCGGCGGCGATGAGTTCGGTGACCAAGTCAGCCGTCGTCATATATGGGTTGACGCCGTGCACTGACGCTGCGACGCTCGCCGAAATTCGGGCGAGACCATTCTCATCTTTCCATCGCACTGCCAGCCATTCGGCGGAGCCGTGCGTCGGCTTGCTGATTTTCCTGATATTCATTGAGCCTCCTTCGCTCGTTGATGACATCCTAGGGTGTGCGAATTCGTTTTGCAACCCAATCTGGTTCGCCGAGTACGACAACCTTTTGCACCATCCCAGTCGGAATGTGTGTGACCATGCCGACGGTTTCCATTTCTGGTTCTTCGTCGGGGCACCACGAACACGTGACCGACACGTATCCTTCCAGCAAATCGGGCCACAGCCAGCCGACGCTAATCACGTGCTGAGGTTTGGCTTTGTATTCTTTCGTGTTTATCCAGCCGTTCTGCGAATCGAACGCATCAATCCAGTGCACCGCAACCAACGACCACGGGCAGCGAGTGAGTTCTTCAGCCGTCATACGCTTCACCATGCAGTAGCAGGGAGATGTCTGCTGGCTTGAGCAGGTAGCCCCATGCTGGGTTGTGTGAGTTTCGTGCGAAGTCGCGCGTCTCCAGCGTGTCCTTGTTTGCTTCTATAAAGCGCTTCAGTCTGTCTACTGCCACGATTATGAAACCTCCATCCATGGAGAAAATGTACACCCACCATTGTGCCTTGGTTACCTGCAGCCCAGACGGCACCCAGCGTCCACATCGGCGTGGATTCTGTCGCATCTCCACTGCCATGTTTCCATTGCGGTAACGGTCAGACTTCACTTCAAACGAACCCTCAACGAGGCTCTCCAACATTTTGCGTATGCGGCCCTCGCCCATCTGCCCATACTTCAAATCCTTGGCAAAGCAGAACGTGTTGGACTCAATGTCCCATTTGCTATTTTTCATTGTTGTTCGCCCTTGTTGTGCGAATCATTTGCAGGCAACCCATGTACCCGATTGCGTCAATGATGTTGTCGGGCAAGTCTTGCTTACTGTTGAGTTCGTGCATCAAGCGCGACAGTTTTACGCACACCATGAACAACACGCCGTCTTCAGCGGTCATCATGTCCTTGCCCTTCAGCGCATTGAAGATGGCAACTGTTCGCGAGTAATCATCCAGCGGATGAGAGTAAGTGTTCTGTCTGTCGCGCGTGATTAGTTCATGCGCTTTGAGAAGAATCTCCGCGCCTGCGGTTGGGTCGTGCATTGTTCCCCCTTGAGAGTTGTTCGACTTTGGTTATCAAATTCCACAACTCATCCTGTTGGGCTACCCCTGGGTAGACCTTACGCAGATAGGTCGCTATTGCCTTTAACTCTAGTTTGCTTAACTGCTCGCCCATTGTCAAGTATCCCCTGTTCGGCGTGGAACTCTATGTGCTTGTCCAGCCGTTCGTCAACCCTGTCCACCTTGTCCTCTACCCGCTGCTGGGACTTACGCAATACTTGGAGCAAGCCGACGACTACTTGATGGTCGGTATGGTTCTCCCTGCGGAACTGTTGGATGATGGCGACTACGATGCCACCGACTGCCGTTACTGCCGCAGCAACAATGAGCGCGGCATTGGAGTCCACGTCACGCCTCAGGCGCAGGACGTGTAGCAAGCCACTGTTTTACAGCCTCAGGAGTAGCATCACCAGCCACATAGCGCAGGTGCCATGGTTCGCTCTGCAACTCCCAAGAAAATCCGAAGCGTTGGGCGTTCTTCAACAGCCATTCTAGGCGTTTGCCACTGGCATTGGCAATGTCTATGGCCACCCCGAGGTTATGGTTGGAGGTACCTGGCACCGCCATCGGCGCCATGCCCTTCTTCAGGTACCACGCTTTGCCTTTGTAGATGCGCGGCTTTTGCTTGAGGAGTTTCTTGCTCGGGTTGTCAGTGTGCCTTTGGTAGAAGCCATACTCTTGGGTTTCGAGCGAACGGTAGGTGTCCGCTTGCGAGGTTGGGGAGAGGTCGATGCCTTCGGCGTTGGCGGCTGCGTCCATTGCTTCGTATGCGTCAGCCGCACAATGATGGAGTTTGCCTTTGCCTTCA